TGATTTGCGTAAATGTTTATTTAGATAAGTGTATAACTCACCTGCAGGGTTACTCAACCCAGGTTTAGGTTCAAGATATTTGTCAATTTTACTTGCATGTGATTCAATAAATTTTTCAACATTATCTAGCATTTTTGTATTGATTTTTACAGGTTCTTGCACGAAGGTAGTACCTTGTACTAATACATCATTTGTGCTTAGGCTTTGTGCATCAGGATATCTTTGTTCTTCGCTTGAACCTAACGATTGATAGTATCCTGTGGCAGCTACACCGACCTTTGCCTTACTAATCTTCTTACCTAATTCGCTGTTAGCGGGTATATGGAACTTAGTAATATTTGGTTGAAAATCGTACATATTTGTTTCTTTATTCAAAACAGGCATTGCACTTTGTCCGTCAGGTTTTGTGCCTGGATAGAAAAGTAATCCTCCTTCAATAAATCCTTCTTTAGGACTTATCTTTTCAAAGTATGGCCATAAACTCGCAAATTGCTTTGCAAATTGCAGTCTTTGTTTAGGGTCGCCGCTTCCTGTGCCTAAAACAAATTTTGCTACATCGCGAGGTGTTTTTGTTATTGTTGGTGCGCCGCTCTTGGTTTGTGTTTGCCCTCGCTTTAGATAAGCCCATGCATTTTTAGGAATCATCATAAAATTTCCGTTCTCATCACGACCCCAATATACTACAGGCATGCCGTCCCATTTCAATTCAATGCTGCCGCCTGTCATAGCCATATCTCGCAGTCTTTCTACAGCATGTAATCCACCGTGACTACCATGACTTAATACTAAATCTTCAATATGTTGATATTTACGACCTATGTCTACAGCTTCTGCCAACTTATCAGAAAAATATTTGTCTTTGATTGTTTTATATTTTTCTGGGTATTTTTCTAATGCTTTCAACATCTTTGTAGGATTTCCCATATCGTCTGCATTAGCTGAGGGACCTATTATTATTTTCGCAATCTTGTCCTTGTCGCTAGTAATTAGTTCTTTGGTCTCACGATCAACTAAACCTTTATATGGGCTCATCATCAAACTCTTATGATTGGGTGTTGAACTTATGTTAGCAAGATCAGCCCACATAGCATGTAGTGTTCCACCTTTCATAGTTGGATCAGTATAATCATGCGTATGTAAAGGTTGGGCAGCACTAGCATTTTCAACAGCCATTAAGTCTACTTGCACAATGTCATCACCTACACCAGTTGGTACACCTACATGTATACTAACTCCTGTCCGGGCTGCTAGCAAACCTTTATTTTTGAAATAATCTTCTAATCCCTTACGACTTGTTTTTAAATCTTTGGCAGGGAAGGCTCGCATCAATTCTTTTGCATCTATAAGTGCATCAATATCACTGCTTACTTCTTTTTTGCCAGCACTGCCGATAGGGTATAAATTCAAACCTTTAGGTAATATTTTTTGTAAATTTCGGACGGCGGTAGGAAAATCAGCCTTGTTGATCGGCTTAGCGTTCGGTATAACATTACCGCCCTCAACTAGAAACACATTATTCTCCTTAGTAACTAAGTTTTACAAAATTTACAATGCCGCCTGCAAAGTCTACAATTTTTGCACGTAAGTATACAAAATTTCCTTCAATATTCGTGTATACACTTGCATTGCTTGCTATCTGCGGTTCGCTTGATGTTGCGCTATTTGCATTTGCCTCTAGCTCATAAACTTTAAACCATTCAGCATTGGCGCTGTTACTGTTTAGACTTGCTTCAATAACAATATTTGCACTACATCCGGTCAACTTGATATTGACTGTTTGCAGATTTTGATTACCTAAATAATAAGCAGCTGCAGGTTGTGCATTACCAGTAACCGTATATATATTGGCTGTTCCTCCTCCATTATAGGTAGTTTGAGGTAGCAACTCTAATATAGTAACCTGACTCATTAGGCTTTCACCGCTTCGACAACTATGCCGTCACCTACAAGTTCCTGTGCAACTTGTTCAAGGGCTGCTAATATTTCTGGATTAGCAAGGCCTGCTGAATTTTTGTCACTGTCTTTTACTATTTTGCTTAGTTTGATAACAACGACATCTTCTACGATCTTAGCCATAAATACTCCATTCTATTAGAGTATTTATCAGTTTTATGGGCGTTTAGCTAAACTATATGTTTTGCCGATCATACTAGGAAATAACATGTGTAATATTGTGACCATACTACTATCATCATAGTCTACGAAATAGCTACTATGGAGATACATAAAACGGGTGTAATTTTTATGTCTATTTTCGGCTAATGATTTTAACCCTTTTGACACATACACAGATTGGTATCTTTGTGAGAATTCGATAACATTACTAAAAAAATCTTCGGGACAGCGTTTACCCTTGAAATAGGTTCTATATTGATATTTTGGTTGTTTAGTAAAATATAATGTCTCTGATCCTAATACCTTAGCTTCATAAAAAGATAAGTTCTGATCGATAGATGCTAATGTTTCTAACAAACCTAGATCATCACTAAAAAAACTGACATTATCATGCTGTATGCGTATCATACATCTTTCTTTTTTTACTGTGTTTCGCCAAGTTAGAAACTTACTGATTTGATCTATATTGACTTCTTCCCAGTATTCGACCCACTCTTGATCTATTGTACGCACACCATAACGATTACCTGAACTACGCATGTCACGTAGTTTATCCATGCGTGAAATGAATGTTTCTAGGTCAGGAGTATAATAGGTATACGCTGCTCCCTGTATCTTACATACAGCCTTATATTGAAACTTGTTGAAATAAAGTTTATTCTTTACCTCAAGTTTTACAGGTACATTCATATAAAATAAGTCATTTGCGAAGGGTAAATTAGCCTTCGACTTGTATGATTCCATCTTCGCCAACTTTAGCAGTTGATTTATTAGTTACTGCGAATTCTACCTTACCATCAACAAGATTTGCTATGATGTTAGCATTCTTGATCTGTTCAAATAATATCTTCTTACTGATAGGAACGCGAACTAACTCATCGATCTTACGTGCAAGAGGACGTGCGCCCATTTTATTGTCATATCCTCTTTCAGCTAAAAATTCAACAACTGGCTCGCTCAGATTTAGAGTGATGTTGTGTTTTTCAAGCAAAGACTTTTTGACATCTTCAATAAATTTGATTACAATTTTCTTTACAGAAAGCATGTCTAACTTCTTGAACTTGCAAACTTTGTCAAGACGATTTCTAAATTCAGGTTTGAAAAAGTCTTTGAATGCCTTATCATCTTCACCGGTCTTAGTCAAATCACCGAAACCGATGTTGTTTCGCTCACCATCAGCACTACCTAAATTGCTTGTCAAAATAATTATCGTATTTTTACAAGAAACTTGTTTACCATTGCTACCTGTGATTTTGCCTTCGTCAAGAATCTGCAAGAAGATGTTGAAGATATCTGGATGTGCCTTCTCAACTTCGTCAAACAACATAACAGCATGTGGGTTTTTACTCAAATCACTAATCAAACGACCGCCCTGTACTTGACTGTCGCCGAAACCAACATATCCGGGAGGGGGACCGATCAATGAACTAACAGTGTATTTCTCACTATACTCACTCATATCATATTTGAGCAATGGCATATCAAGATTTTTGCTCAAAAGTTTAGCCATTTCAGTTTTACCAGTACCGGTGGGACCTAAGAACAAGAAACTTGCAATAGGCTTTGTTTCGTTGTTGATTCCGGCGAAACTTACATAAACTCTATCAAGAACATCTTTGACCGCTTCATCTTGACCGTACAACTTAGACTTTACATTAGTTTCTAAATTATTTATCCGATCAAAATTATCCCCTGATAACTTATCAGCAGGTACACCAGTAAACTTTTCTACCTGTTCAAAAATCAGTTGTTTCGTAATTTCAACGTCTTTATTCTCAAGCACACGCTGTTTAGCGCAGGCTGCGTCCAGCAAGTCGATGCTCTTGTCAGGATTCTTGCGATCATGGATATAACGATCTGCGTTTTCAACTGCTGCCTTGATCGCCTCATCATTGATTCTTACACCATGGAAATCATTCAATCTATCACGCAATCCACTTAGAATTCGAACTGTGGTGTCATGTGTTGGTTCATCGATTGCTACACGATAAAATCTACGCATCAATGCACGATCTTTCTCAAAACTTTCATAAAAATCTTCCCAAGTAGTTGAAGCAATAACTTTGAGTGTACCCTTAGTGATTGCAGGCTTGATCATGTTGGCAAAATCAACGCTACCGTTGTTGCTGCTACCTGCACTTTGCATCATA